GAATTTATGGCAACAATTATTAAAATAAAACGATCCTCAGGCGTTCAGGCACCATCGGAACTAGCACAAGGCGAACTAGCCTTTACATACGGCACAGGTTCCCAAGGTAATTTTGGTGATAGACTCTTTATAGGTTCAGGTACAGAAACAAACGGTGTTGCTGCTAATATAGATATTATTGGCGGTAAATACTTTACTCAATTATTAGATCACGTACACGGTACATTAAGTGCTTCATCAGCATTACTTGTTGATTCAAATAAAGCAATTGATGAAATCTTTGTAGGTAATAATGCTTCAACAGGTGGTGGAATTAAATTTAATGAAGGTACTAACAATGGTGCTCATTATGTTCAATTAAAAGCACCAAATAGTTTAGCGGATAATGTAAACTTTACATTACCAATCTCAGATGGATCAAGTGGACAATTTTTACAAACAGACGGTTCAGGTAATTTATCATTTGGTACAGTTACACAAACTTTATCTATAGCGGCAGACGTTGGTTCAAATGATACTGTAAACACAGGTGAAACTATTACGTTCACTGGTGATACAGGTATTACAACAACTGTTTCCGATAATGATATTTCAATAGATTTAGATGACACAACAGTTACTCCAGGTTCCTATGGATCAACAACTGCTATTCCAACATTTACAGTAGACCAACAAGGACGAATCACAGCGGCTAGCACAGTTAACGTTGCCACAACGCTAAACGTTTCAGATGATAGTTCAACTGGTCTTGGAATTAATTTATTAACAGACACTTTAAACTTTGCAGGTGGTGAAGGTATTGACACAACAATAAGTGGAGATACAGTAATTGTATCTGCTGAAGACGCTAGTACATCTAACAAAGGTGTTGCTTCTTTTGATAGTAACGATTTTGATGTTACTTCAGGTGCGGTTACATTAGAAGATACTGTAGTTAAAACTGTTACAACAGATTCAGGTGCATTAACTCCATCAACACACGGTTTTACAATAAACGGTGGCGAAGGTATGGATGTTACTCACGTTGGAACAACAATAACTGTTGCAGGAGAAGACGCTAGTACATCTAATAAAGGTGTTGCGTCTTTTGATAGTAACGATTTTGATGTTGCTTCAGGCGCTGTTACTTTAGAAGATACAGTTGTTAAAACTGTTACAACAGATTCAGGTGCAATGACACCAACGTCACACTCATTCTCAGTATTGGGTGGAGAAGGAATGAATGTCACTCACGCTGGAACAACAATAACTGTTGAAGGAGAAGACGCTACTTCATCTAACAAAGGTGTTGCTTCTTTTGACTCTACAGACTTTACTGTTACATCAGGTGCCGTTGTTGTAAATACAATTACACTCGGTTCTTCATCTTTAAATCCAGGTGAAACAACTACTGCTATTGCAGGTATAACTGAATTAACTGTAGATAATTTAAATTTTAATGGCAATACAATTTCAACTACAAATGCAAATGGTGATTTAGTACTAGACCCTAACGGAACTGGTGATGTTGATGTTAACAACAGTAAAATTGTTAATGTTGCAACTCCAACTGCTAGTACAGACGCTGCTAACAAAGCATATGTTGATGGTGTTGTAAACGGATTAGATGTTAAAGAATCAGTTGTTGCTGCTACAACAGCAAACTTATCAGCAACATACAACAATGGTGCAGGTACTTTAACTGCTAGTTCAAACGGTGCTTTATCAATTGATGGTGTTACACCAAGTCAAGGAGATAGAATACTTGTTAAAGATCAATCAAATGCTATTCAAAACGGTATCTATACAGTAACAACTGTTGGTGACGGTTCGACTCAGTTTGTATTGACAAGAAGTCCAGACGCTGATACTGCTGCTGAATTAACTGGCGGTACTTTCTTCTTTGTGGAATCTGGATCAAATAACGCAGATAACGGTTATGTTGCAACTCACAATGGTACACCAACATTTGGTACAACTAATATTACGTTCTCACAATTCTCTGGCGCTGGTCAGATTAGTGCTGGTGACGCTTTAATTAAAACTGGTAACCAATTAGATGTTGTAGTAGATGACAGTACTATTGCTGTTGTTTCAGACAGATTAGAAATTAAATCAACTTATTCTGGACAAGGTTCAATTACAACTTTAGGTACTATTTCATCTGGTACTTGGGAAGCAAATACAATCGAAGTCAGTTACGGTGGTACAGGTAGAACAACATTTACATCAAATGGTATCGTATATGGTAACGGTACAAGTCAATTGAATGTAACTGCTTCTGGTACAGATGGATATTTCTTATATTCAAACGCTGGCACTCCAGATTGGACAAATACATTAGACGGCGGAACTTTTAGTTAATAGATTATTGAAAGGATAATTGAATGGCCACTATAATTAAATTAAAGAGGTCGGAAACAGCAAGTACAGTTCCAACTACTTCTAATTTAGCAGTTGGTGAAGTTGCTGTTAATACGGCAGACCGAAAAATTTATATGCGTGATAGCAGCAATGCTATCGTTGAAATCGCTAATGCGGCTGGTTCAAATTCTTTCACAACAATTTCAGTTTCAGGTCAAAGTGATATAGTTGCAGATCAACAATCAGATACTTTAACACTTAAAGGTACTGGTTTAACTACTGTAACAACAAATGCTGGAAGTGATACAGTTACAATTGGAACTTCTAGTGGATTTAGTTTTGTTTTAAGAGACGGAACTTCAAAAACATTAGATCCAAGTACATCTGGAACAACTTTACAAACAGCGGTAGAAAATTTATATGTACCGTTTACAACAAGATCAGGAGCATCCAAAACAACATTGGTATTAGCATAATATGGCAGATAGAATTCCTATAAAAGGTATATTTAATGGTAGTGGAGACCCAACAGGTCTTGCCGAGTTTACAGTATCCGATAGTATAGGTTATGCTGATGGTGGTACAGGTCTTACTACATTAGGTACGGCATATCAAGTATTACAAGTTAACTCTGGTGCTACGGCATTAGAATATACTACAATATCAAATCAAAATTTAACTAATTCTACAATTTCAATTGCCGCTGACTCTGGTTCAACTGATCCTATTTCTTTAGGTGAAACATTAACAATTTCTGGCGATACAGGTATTACAACTACTGTAGGTGCAAACTCTTTATCAATTGATTTAGATGACACAGCAGTTACTCCAGGTTCATATGGTTCTGCTACAGCAATCCCAACATTTACTGTAGATCAACAAGGTAGATTAACTGCCGCTAGTACAATTAACGTTGCTACAACATTAAATATTTCAGATGATAGTTCAACTATAACAGGAATTAGTTTATTAAATGATACATTAAATTTTAAAGGTGATACAGGAATTACAACAACTATTTCTGGAGATAGTATCAACATAGATTTAGATGACACAGCAGTTACACCTGGAACTTATGGTAGTACAACTGCTATTCCAACATTTACAGTAGACCAACAAGGACGAATTACAAATGTAAGTACTAATACAGTTTCTACAACTTTATCAATATCAGATGATAGTTCTACAACTGCTTCAATTAATTTATTAAACGATACATTAAATATTTCTGGTACTACAAATGAAATAGAAACATCAATAACTGGAGATACAATACAAATAGGATTACCTGATGATGTTACTATCGGAAATAATTTAAGTGTTGGTAACAATTTAACAATTACAGGAAACTTAACAGTAAATGGTACTACAACTACAGTTAATTCAACTGAAGTAAATGTACAAAACGCTTTTGTGTTTGAAGGTACAACTGCTGACGAATATGAAACAACTTTAACTGTAACTGATCCAACAGCAGATAGAACAATTACATTACCAAACGCAACTGGTCAAGTAGTATTAAGAGACACTACTGATACTTTAACTAATAAAATTATTAGTGGTGCTTCAAATACTTTATCAAATATCGGTAATGGTTCATTAACAAATAGTACTACAACTTTTACAGGTGACTCTGGAACTACAGCAATTGCTTTAGGTGGTACATTAAATGTTATTGGTGATACAGGTATTACAGTATCAGCAACAACTGGTCAATTATCTGTTGACTTAGATGACACAGCAGTTACACCAGGTTCATATGGTAGTTCTTCAGCGGTTCCAGTAATTACTATAGACCAACAAGGAC